GATGAGTTAAGAGAATATATTCAACATCATAAAGAAGATATGAAATCAAACAATGTAGAAGAAGAAGTAGGTGTTGTTGTTTTTGTTATTGATGAAAAGCTTCCTGAAGATGAAAATATATTTGAAAAATAAAGGGGTTTGTAGTGTCTAAGAATATTATTAATCACTCTATGTGGGAGCCTAAAAATAGTTTTGATTCTTTAAAACGGGAGCTATTAAAAATAGATCCCGTTGCTTTTGCAGAAGAATATTTAACATTAGATGGAAAACCCATGCGTTTAGTTGGAAATGGTTGGAAATTTATTGCAGATATTTATAGACATATAACAACAGCTGCAATGACCAACAACGGGAAGCCAATTGTTATTGTTAAAGGTCGTCAGGTTGGTGCAACAACAATGGCCTCAGCATTAGATTTATATTTAGTTTCAAGTGGGATGTATGGGCGTAATGGCCTCCCTCCGGTTCGTGTTTTGCATGCTTTCCCACAATTGGAATTGATGAGATCTTTTTCTAAAGATAAATTAGAAAAAATGATTAATGATTCTATTAAGTTGCCAGATTTTGAAAATGCAAAAAACCCTGGGGAAATTGTTCCTTTCGTGCAAGCTCAAAAAGCAAACTTAAGAGACGCAGCAGATTCATTAATATATAAACAATTTAAATATGGTAATACTTTATGGTGTGATTCAATCGGTAATGAAGGAACTAGAGCACTTGGTAAAACATTGGATGTAATATTCTTTGATGAAGTTCAAGACATGTCAGAAGTGGCAATATCTAAGACAATTAAGTGTTTAACTCGTGCTCAATATGGACCGCAGCCTGGTGGCGTTCAAATATTTTTTGGAACACCCAGACAAAAGGGAACTTTTTTTCATAGAATTTGGGAAAGATCAGACCAAAGAAGATATTATTTAAAATGTAAACATTGTAAAAATTATTTTCTTTTGTACACTCCCAGTTCAGACAAATGGGAAACTGAAATTTGGCTTTATGAAAATATGGTAAAATGTCCTAATTGTGGTGAAGAACAAGAAAAAATAGAAGCAATAGAACAAGGTAAATGGATTGGTGCTCCTGGTAAAGAGGACGCGGATTTTGTGGGATTTCATTTTAATCAACTTTTTATTCCTGAATTTACAAAAGAAGTTATTATTAAAGAAAAACCAGAAAATAATCCATTAAACTCAGACATCACTTATAATAACGAAGTTTTAGGAGAGTTTCATTCTGGAGAAGGAATGCCTATTACTTTTGAAGAAATTTATACTATGTGTAGGGATCAAGATAGATTAATGTCAAAAAAAATAAATGGCGAAAAATTAACTTATTTTGGGATTGACTGGGGCGGAAAGCCTGATATAGATGGAATGAAACGTGGGCAGTCTTTTTCATGTGGAGTTGTTTTATCTGTAGAGCATGATGGAAGATTATTAATTGAATTTGCTGCAAAATTAAAAAAATTAGATTTAGAATCAAAAAAAGGTTTTGTAGATGATATGTTTAGATTATATGGTGTCAAAAATGCCGTTGGTGATATTGGTTTTGCAGAAGACCTTTCTACAGAATTGAAAAGAAAATATGGTGAAAAATATAGAACTGCTAGAAACTCAAGTATGGTGAATGGTGGTGTAAAATATAATAGAGAAGAACTAGAAATTGTAGTAGATAAAGATAAAATTATTAGTGAGATGTTTGATCTTTTGCGTAAAGGTCATATCAGGTTTCCTTGGGGAAGCTATGAAAGAATTATTTGGTTGGTAAAACATTGTTGTTCTATGGAAAGTAAGGTAGTTATAAGACACGGGCAACCACATCAAACGTTCATAAAAGGAAAAGAACAAAACGATGGGCTTATGGCCTTGATTTATGCTTATCTTGCATATAAATTTGATAAAACACAAGGTTTTAAAATTAGTGAACATGCTGTAAAAAAATCTATGTTTCCAAAACCAGTATTGGCACATGTTCCAAAAAGACTTTAACAAAGTAAGAGGTAAAAAATGACGAACAGAAGAGGATCTAGAGGACCAACAAAAGAAAATAAAATAAGAGTGTCACCTAAAATAGGAAATACTGTTAGCGAATATCGCAAAGCTCAAATAATTGATGATTTGGAAAGTGGAAATCTTCAAGAGGGAAATAGTTATAGACCTAGTACTTTAAATGCTCCTGTAACAGAACCTAATCCCGTATTAGATGGAAATTATAAAAGAGGCTCTTGGGAAGTTTCAGATGGTGGTGTTTCTACAGGCAGTAGAAAATCGGCCGCTCCGTTAAAAGAATCTCTGCATGCTATAGGTTCTGTTGCACATAGTCCAGAATATAAAATAAAAAAACAAGCTGATGTTGGATCTTCAAGCGGTTTTAGTTCGTCTTCCGGTGCCGCAATAGATCGTTTGGCTCCAGAAGTATACAGTCCATTGTTTACAATGGCCAATTTAAATTTACCAAGAGATAGAATTACCATTAATGCATGGTGTAGAAACTTTTTTGAATTGCATCCAATTGTAAGAAATGCCATCACTTTGCATGCTACATATCCCATTAGCAAAATGAATTTAAAATGTCATGATCGCAAAGTATTACAATTTTTTGAAGACATGACAGAAGAAATGGACCTTATGACAACGCTTGGAGAAATGTCTTTAGATTATTGGAAATTGGGTGAGGTGTTCCCATACGCCGAATTAAATGAAAATTTAGGAAAATGGGATAGAATTATTGTTCAGAATCCAGATTATATTAACGTAAGGAAAACTGTATTATCTGGAGACCCATTGATTTCTTTAAGGCCAGATGCTGTGTTGCAAAGATTAGTAATGAGCAACAATCCTGCTGATGTACAAATTAGAAAAAAAATACCAGAGAAAATTTTATATCATGTTAGAAAAGGACAAGCCATTCCTTTAGATAATTTTAATGTTTCTCATTTGAAGATGTTGTCAAGTCCATATGATGTACGAGGAACAAGCATAATTGTTAGTGTTTTTAAAGACTTAATGTTGTATGATAAGGTAAGAGAAAGTAAATTTGCTCAAGCTGATGATTTAATTAATCCAATTACATTAATTTTAGTTGGCGGCAATACAGATGGAGAATATCGTGCCACACAAGAAGATTTAGATTATTTTAAAACTATGTTTGAAGAGGCGACATATGATAAGAATTTTAAGTTGGTTACTCACGCTGGAGTTGATGTTAAAAGAGTTGGAGCTTCTGGTCAGGTTTTAGAAATTGCCTCTGATATGGAATTAATTGTTAAGAATATTTATACTGGACTAATGGTTCCGCAAGCAGTAGTTGATACGGAATCGGCAGTTTATGCTTCTGCTTCTATTGGTTTAGAAGTTTTAAGACAAAGATATTTTAATTTTAGAAATATGATGGCCAAATGGCTTGTTAATAAAATTTTTGCTCCCATTAGTGAAATTAATGGGTTTTTTGAATATAAAGAGGGTATGCGAAGATTAATTGTCCCTGAAGTTGAATGGAATAAAATGAATCTTTATGATTTGCAAGATTATATTGGCAATTTAACAGGGCTTGTTGGATCTAAGCAGGCATCTGTTCAAACTTTATATAAAAGTTTAGGTTTAAATTATGAAGATGAAAGAGTGAAAATGAGAAAAGAAAGTATTGATTTAGTTATTAGGCAAAAAGAAGAACAAGCAATGGCACAAATGTCATTATCAGAGCTTCAAGCTTTAGATCCAGAAAAACCAATTCTAGATCCTGTAACTGAATCTCCTGTTGAAAAAGAAGTTCCGCCTGAAGCTGGGGCGCCACTAGGAGGCGCTGAGGCGCTTCCAGAATTGGCTCCAAGTCCGGGTGGCCCCTTAGACATGGGTGGCGGTGGAGAAGGTGGAATGATGCCTTCAATGGGCCCAGGAATGCCATCGGGACCAAGTGAAGGCGGCGGCATTTAAAAATTATATAATATTAAGAGATTTGTTAATAAAAATAAACTCTGTTGGAGGAAAATAATGGTTAATTCATTTGTTCCAAATTTAAATGAAGTTATTGCTTTAGCAAGCCTATTAGATGAAATAGGATATGAAAATGAAGCAATTGTTTTAGACAATTATATAGAAGAAGAATTTGTAAGGGTATCTTCTTCAGAGCCTTATACTTTCGTAAAAAGAGCTGGGTTTTGGGAAGATGTATGGGAAAAAATAAAAGGACGAGTTGGAAGGGCAGTATTCAAAGATTTCCGAGAAGCTTATGATGATGCTCAAAAAGTACAAGATGCTTTAAATCAAAAAATGGATGATTTAAATGAAAGATATAAAAAAATTACACATGATTTAAAAACATATCAATTGGGCGATTGGTATAAAAACCTCTCTACTTTTGAAGAAGTTGGAGGAGAAGAAATTTTATCAAACTCTGATTTTCTTACATCTTATACTAAATATAGAGATAAAGTTATTTTTAAAAATAAAAAACAA